CAGAAGACGGCGTTGAAGCTGGTGATGTTACTGGGTTCATTGGTACCGGCAGCTATAGCCTCAATGCTTTGCTTTCTGGTAGTATATACGGCGGCCTCCCTGCTAACAAGGTTACCGCACTTGCAGGTGAACCTTCAACCGGAAAGACCTTTTATGCGATTAACATCGTTCGACAGTTCCTCAGGGACAACGAAACAGGGTTCGTCTTCTACTTCGAATCCGAATCCGCAATATCTAAGCAAATGCTGGCAGATAGAGAGATTGACACAAAGCGAGTTGCTGTTGTGCCGGTCGCAACTATCCAAGAGTTCCGCACTCAAGCCGTAAAAATCCTCGACAAGTATATTGAAAGCAAGAATGAAAAGGATCGTCCTCAGATGCTTTTTGTTCTCGACTCACTTGGCAATCTTTCTACTACGAAAGAGATGGAGGATATTGCTGATGGTAAAGACACACGCGACATGACACGCGCACAACTTGTTCGTGGTGCTTTCCGTGTTCTCACTCTAAAGCTCGGCAAGGCCAAAGTTCCTCTTATTGTGACCAACCATGTTTATGATGTTGTTGGTGCTTATGTCCCAACCAAGAAGATGGGTGGCGGTTCTGGTCTTGAATATGCTGCGTCTACTATTCTCTTCCTGTCTAAGAAGAAGGATAAGGACAAGTCCGATAACTCCATTACTGGTGCTATCATCACCGCAAATCTCAAGAAGGCGCGTTTGACAATCGAGAATAAGAAGGTCGAAACTCTTCTTGACTATGCGACTGGTCTTGATCCATACTATGGTCTTCTGGACTTGGCAGAGAAGTTTGGTATCTTCAAGAAGGTAACAACTCGTTACGAACTTCCTAATGGAACTAAAGTTTTCGAATCGGCCATCGAAAAGAATCCTGAGAAGTATTTCACTAAGGATATTCTCGACCAGATTGATGAAAAGTGTAAGGATGAATTCCTCTACGGTAGGTCTAATGTAGCAACTGTGGAGGAAGAATAATGAGTTTCCTTGAAAAAGCTAATGACAAATACGGTGCTATCTTCATGGTTTGTACCGCAGTAACTCTAATACTACTTCTATTAGTCTGTGTTGGCATTGCAATTCTGACGAATGGTTTATTCCTTTTGTTGTTTCCATTAGGATTCATCTATATGCTGTATAAGACCTATCGTGAGGGAGATAATTAATGCTTATCGGTAAAGACTACCTCCTAAGAGATGATTTGTATAAAGAAGATAAGACAATGCCCATTCAGTTATTGACTGGGCCCTACAAAGATGTTATACTTCGATATACAACAGTGTCCATCAAAGAGATGGAGAATGATCAAGCCAAGATGTTGTTCGACTATGATTTACTTGAAATGGGAGATCATACCGAAACTTCACTTCGAAAAGATGTAAAGTTTATTCATCATATCGGACTTGTTCTAAACACAATGATTTTGGAAACTCTAGAGGAAAAAGATGCAATTAGAGAAAACGATTCTACGGAATTTGTTGAGGAATGATGACTATACTCGCAAGGTATTGCCATTCATTAAAGACGAATACTTTTCAGCAGAAGAGGATCGTGTTCTCTACAAGGAGATAAAGGACTTTGTTATCAAGTATAATAAGGCTCCTACCTATGATGCTTTACAGATTGAAGTTGATTCCCTTCCATCTTTGAAAGAAGATCAGGTCAAGAGTATCAATACCACAATCAATGACTTTCGTTCTAACACAGACGATACAAACATTGATTGGCTTGTCGATAGCACTGAAAAGTTCTGCCAAGAAAAGGCTCTGTATCATGCTATCATGTCCTCAATCGAAATCATGAACAACAAGAATGGCTCCCTTACAACGGGGGCCATTCCCTCTATTCTTTCGGATGCTTTGGCTGTATCGTTTGATCCAAATGTTGGTCACGATTATCTTGAAGATTTCGATAAGCGATATGATTATTACCATCGTGTGCTTGAGAAGATTCCATTTGACCTTGAATTCTTCAACAAGATCACCAAAGATGGTCTACCAAAGAAGACTTTGAATATCGCACTGGCTGGTACTGGTGTTGGTAAGTCTTTGTTCATGTGTCATGTTGCTGCTTCGTGTTTGAACCAAGGCAAGAATGTATTGTACATCACACTTGAGTTGGCCGAAGAAGAGGTAGCAAAGCGTATCGATGCCAATCTTATGAACATTACCTTTGAAGACCTGATGGCTCTATCGAAGGATATGTATGAGAAGAAGGCCAATATGATCAAGTCTAAGACAAATGGCAAGTTGATCGTTAAGGAATATCCAACAGCTGGCGCATCCTCAATGCATTTCAAAGCACTATTGAATGAGTTGAACTTGAAGAAGTCGTTCAAGCCAGATATTATCTTCATCGATTATCTTAACATCTGTATGTCCTCGCGCGTGAAGCCTGGTTCCAATATCAATTCATATACATATATCAAGTCTATCGCAGAAGAGTTGCGTGGTCTTGCTGTAGAGTTTGAAGTGCCAGTTGTTTCAGCCACACAGACAACAAGAAGTGGTTTCACATCTTCCGATGTTGGTCTTGAAGATACTTCCGAATCATTTGGTCTGCCTGCAACGGCTGACTTCATGTTTGCCTTGATATCTACCGAAGAACTACAAGCACTCGGTCAGATTATGGTAAAGCAGTTGAAGAACCGATACAATGATCCCACAATGAACAAGAGATTTGTATTGGGTATTGACAGAGCTAAGATGAAGTTGTATGATGTAGAGAACACCGCACAAATGGATATCATCGATAGCGGGCAAACTTCTAATACGCCTAAGATTCCACAGAAACAGTTTGGCAACAATAAAGACAAGTTCAAAGGATTCAAAGTATGAAAATGACCAAGTATGATGTAGTACCGTTCAAGGAAAATGATGATTACATGTGGGGAGTTTTTGAACTTGCTACCGAACAAGTGATTGAAACTTTTTTCTTTGAGGAAGATGCCATGAGAATGGCAAAGCATTTAGACCGCGGTGCTGGATTCTCTGGCTGGACTCCAGGCTTTCTTCTAACAAAGGTTGTAGTCAAGGAAGATATCAACCGAAAGTTTAGTGAGCTGGTTTTGAGCTAAAAGCAACACCCCAGAACCGCTCAGATTTGACAGATTTGGAAGCGGCTGGAAGCGGGTCTGGAGAGCGGTTGGTACGATTACGCCAAGCCCCAAACCACCCGCTCCAGCCGCTTCCTATTGCGTCTGGATTCGACCCAATGATATCAATGACTTAGCCGGACGAGAAATCAATGACTTAGCCCATGCGGCCAGAGCATAGCAGGTATGCGAAATGAACCCTTGAAAATCGGGGTTGCCGTCCCCATCTATAGTATATGATGACGGAGACTACCATGACCCTCGCTGAACACCTCGCTGCCCTCAATGTTGAGAAGCTGGCTTGGATCGCCGAAGATCCCGATAATCGCTGGACTGGTCTTTATGTCGAGGAACTCGATTTCTGGGCTGAGATGGGTGTCACGACCGTGGCTCAGTTCAAGCGCCATGAGAACGAAACCTTCTTCTGGGAGATGTACAAGGATGTTACGGGTTGTCGCCCGCGCCACATCAACCTTAAGGACATGTCCGACGAGGAACTGGAACATGAGATTGACCTTCTCAGCCGCATGATGGAAGACGAAATCAAGCGCGAGGAAGAATGGCGCGCTCAGGAAATGATCTACATTCAGGAAGACGCTGAGGAAGAAAACATCAAGCGCGATGAAGCTCCGCTTCCGATTGACTATGTGGCTCACAACTATCAGGATGGATGGCTCTAATGGCTCTTGAAATTTTTGTCCGCGTTTCGCTCTTTATTGCGCTAATCGCATATCTTGTCTGGTTCTGGTCAACGATTTATTCGTGGGTGCTCTAATGCTTAGATTTCTACTCGGTATGGTTCTGGGCGCATCGGCCACGACTGGTCTTGGCTTACAGATTGTGATGGGCACCATCGGCTTCGGCTTCATGGCTTGGGGCTTCTATTCAATGCTTATGCATGGAGAATTGGAATGACCGTTTCTGAAAAGATTAAAGCGCGAATTGCGTTTCTGAAAACTCGGATTTCTAATCTCTCGGAAGATTATGAAGATTATTCCGATGGTAAGATTGCAGCGTTTGAGGAAGATATCAACTTTCTCATAGAAATGCTGGATGAAATTGAGTGTAAGGCTCTGAAGGAAGAGGGTTACAATGTTTAGCACCGATAGAAATGCCTATATGAACGGCTTTCATATGACTTTCGCAAACGGTTGGACTGTCTCGGTTCAATTCGGCAAGGGTAACTATATCTCGGATCGTGGTCATCACGGCCAGAGTGTAGATGCCGAGATTGCCGCCTGGGACAAGGATGGCGCTTGGTATCGTTTTGCCGATCAGGGCGATAATGTCAAGGGTTGGGTTAAGGCCGACGAGGTCGCGGACTTCATGGCGATGATAAAGGCAAAGTAAATGAAAGTTTATGCTGCGGTTGGTCTAACGGCTCGATTTGATTGGGCTTCTAGATCCGATATCAAAATTCTCGGCTACTACAAAACGAGAGAAGGCGCCGAGAGAAAAATTACAAAGATGAAAGAAAGTAATTCGTGGTACATGGACTGGGAAGAGTTCGGTATTGATGCAATTACAATTGAGGACTAAAACTAATGGACATTAAGATCATCGGCAAGGCCAAGCACATGTGTAAGGCCGAAATCAAATTCGCTACCGCATTCTTTGCCAACTATGTTATGGGTGAGCGTTTAGCCAAGAACCTTGATTTCGAAATCCGCATCGAGGATCAGGGAAAAAATGAGGGTTGTTGTAATCCTCTTGATGCTGAACGGCGCCCTCGCTCCTTTGAGATTGGTATTCGTCCAGGAATGCAGCGGTATAAGATGCTCCAGTGCCTCGCGCATGAGATGGTTCATGTGAAGCAGTATGCCCGTGGCGAGTTGTCTTCCGAGTTGATCACCGCAAAGTGGCAGGGAAAAACCTTCAAGCTGACTAACTCAATGGAAGATTACCTTAACTGGCCTTGGGAAGTGGAAGCTTACGGCCGTGATCGTTCGCTCTACCTGTTCTATCAGGTATTGTTGAAGACCGAAAAGGTCAAGTTTAAGAACGGAAAACTTTACATCGGTGGAAAACTGATGCGTTTCAACAAGACTTGACAAACCCGCTGGATAGTGCTAATATATAAACATGATGACAAAGCAACGGAATATTCAAGTCGGTGATCTGGTTCACGTTCGTACGGAATACAAGTACGGCGCACGACACAGTGTCTCTATCAAGTCTGGAAGGGTAATCAAAAGTGAGCGACATGATCATAAAGATACTTTTCGTTTATACACTGGGAATCCTCAGTACCCCGTTTCTGTTATCGCATATGAACGGGTCACTGGCATTAAGTTACGTGAGGTCGCGTAATGGTTAGGTCTTATGATGTAGATTTTTATGTTCTTGACAATCGTGCTGGATTCATGCTATACTGTTTTGAAGAAGATGATTGTGTCCATGAGCAGTTCTACCGTAACTCGGATGATGCCCACTATGTCGGCCACAAGTTTCTCGACGGTTGTTATGTCAAGGGTTATATCCTTGAGGATGTAGCATAAATAAAAAACTGGTTCCGTAGTTCAACTGGATAGAGCAGTCGCCTTCTAAGCGACGAGTTGGGGGTTCGAATCCCTCCGGAACCGCCATGTCCCCTTGGTGTAATCGGTAGCCACGGCAGACTTAAAATCTGCTTCTTCGGAGTGCCAGTTCGAGTCTGGCAGGGGACACCAATCAAGCGCCTATAGCTCAATGGTTAGAGCTGACGGCTCATAACCGTCTGGTTCCGGGTTCGAATCCTGGTGGGCGCACCAATATATAAATGAGGATCTAATGAGCAGGACACAAATATCAGTATTTCATTCGGAAGACCTTGACTTAAAGGCGATTGTGTACTATGATACAAACACGGATAAATATGAGGTTGATTACGCTAAGAATGGTTTTCTAGTGACAACCGAATCGTATGATGGCCATGGTCTCATATACCATGAGGATGCGGCCGAGAACTATGTATATGGAATCAAAAAGATTGAAGGTAAAATGTCCTAAATGTAAGAAGACTTTCAAAGGAGATGATTATATCGATGCTCTTTTGAATTGTCCGTATTATACATGTGGACTGAAACAATCTACAGTGAATAATGGCGTGGGTGTTGGTACACAAGAGGGCCTTATAAACCCTTTAGCAGTAGATGACTGTTCTCGACTAGGATCGAAACCTAGCACGCCAACCAAATTAGGAAGATGAAGATGATTACGAAGATGGAAATGAATATCGGTGAGATTTTGGATCTTGCTGCTTGGCTCGAAAAGCACGGTCTTAAGCGGACACACCGAGTTGTAATCGAACAGGAATGTGGCAACGGTATTGGTACCGCGACACAGGCCAGAGTTAAGACTACTGAATCGGAAGGTATCTTTATCGATATTACCGATTATGATGTTTGGTAATATATGCGAGTGTGGTGAAACGGTAGACACAGTGGTCTCAAAATCCACCGCGTAAGCATGGGGGTTCAAGTCCCTCCACTCGCACCAAAAAATAAATTTTATAATACTTGACAATCCAGATTGGATGTGATATAAATAAGAATACAAGTTAATAAGAGAATCGTTCCAACAAAAAATGAAACACCAATATTGCCCGATTACGAATAATCAACCACAAGGTCGCCCATCATGGGCAGGCAACGGGGGTTCTATGATTTGAGTCTTGTTACAGACTTAGATTCTTAAAGAACCCCGATGAGGAAACTCTCGGGGTTTTTAGTTATGCGAAAATAACATAGCTGCCATGCAAAACAAAACATTGAAAAACAGACTTGCAGGCATTATCTATAGTATGTGAGAGATTGAGAGAAGGAGGGGCGATGCTTCACTTCGTAGGGTTTAAGGGCGACGAATACCTTCGGGCTTGTCGCATTTTCGGACTACCAGATTTCATCCATCCGGGATGGGATCTTCGTGCTCGACGGGAGATAACTCCCGATGATACCGTTGTCTTTGCTACTGGCTCTTTTAATCAGGAGCCGCGTAGTCGATCCTTTAGTGATCTCAAAGAATAACGGCTTGCTGATTTACATTGTTAAGTTCCTAGAGATAACGAAAGTTATCTCTTCCGAGACACACCAGACAGGACGACAGGTTGGTTCGAAACGTCTGCGTCCGATACTAGCTTATCGAACTAAACTAGCTGGTGTGTCGCGGAAGTGATAAGTTTTATTCCCTTGGAGCCGGGTTGGTACCGGCACCTGACTGTTAATCAGGCCGTTATAGGTTCGAATCCTATTAAGGGAGCCAATATGCGGGTATAGCTCAGAGGTAGAGCGTCACGTTGCCAACGTGAATGTCGTGGGTTCGATCCCCATTTCCCGCTCCAATATGCGCCAGTAGCTCAGTGGTAGAGCAGCGGTCTCTTAAACCGACGGTCAAGAGTTCAATTCTCTTCTGGCACACCAATCCATGGTCTTGTAGTGAATGGATATCACACCTCTCTGTCTAAGAGGAGTAACGAGTTTGAGCCTCGTCAAGATCGCCAATAACAGCCCACCTCTTGACAATGTGGGTGCCTGACATACGGGCTTGGGGAGAGATATAAAGTATTAAGATATGAAACTCCTCCACCAATTAGTACGCCGAGCATCCTTCGGGATACGTTGGGTAGGGTTGACGGCACCCTCGCAGTACGAAAGCCGTTATTCTATTAGCGACACAGTGTAACGCTACAGTTTTATAAATACTCTCAAAAGGAGTATTCTATGAAAATCTGTAAACACTGTGGAGAAGAACACAACATGCGCGGCCTATCGTGTAGAGTTTGTAAGGACAATCTGTATAACTATAACATGAACAGAAATGATGTTCTTACTCTACATGAGAGTCAAAATGGCAAATGTGCTTTGTGTGATAAAGAAGTTAAGATGTTTAATGGTGGTAGTTACAAAAGCGGTAACGTTGACCATTGCCATAAAAATGGAACAGTAAGAGGCATACTTTGCCATCAATGTAACACTTTCGTTGGTTACATGGAAAATAAAGTTCCGTTCTATAAGTTAAAAAGTTATCTGGGTGTAGCGTAATCTGGTTATCGCGTCTGCTTTGGGAGCAGAAGACTGAGGGTTCAAATCCTTCCACCCAGACCAATTTAGTAAGCCCCTAAAGGGAACGCCGGGTCACTCCCGAGCCGAAGCGAAGGAAACTTCGCCGAGTTTTAAAACAGTGTGTAGGGGAGTCTGGCCGTCCCCACTACCCTTGGAAGGTAGGGATCGGTGGTTCAAATCCACCTACACTGACCAATCGCTGGATTACTATAGAGACGGACGGTGCACTCTGTCTCTTGTGCGTACCAGTAGAGGACAGGCTGACACCTCTATAAAAACGCGCCAGCAATTCTATCAGTGTGGTGTAGCGGTAACATGCCGGTCTCCAAAACCGTGCGTCTAGGGTTCAAATCCTTACACTGATGCCAATAATGGGGTGCTGATGATAACGGGAGCATGCCGCCCTTGCAAGGCGGACGACAGGGTTCGATTCCCTGGCATTCCACCAAAGTTTAATCTGTCACCATCGCACAGGATGCCGGACGTTTGAGTCCGGAATAACATTACTGTGAATGTGTCGCCAAGTTACAGATAACATTCGTGCCGACCGCGTGAGGCACAGCTATTTACAGTGTATAGACTGGGAGATACGGAGCAGCCGGTCATCTTCCCTACTGTATAAATGACGAAGGGGATATAGTCTCTTATGCAGGTGATGGGGTAGGTGCAAGTCCTACTATCTCTCGGTCTATACACTGAATACAGTTTGGGTGAGCGGCAACGACGGCGAGTTGCGGCGGACTGTAAATCCCCTGTCTAGTACTTAGTTGGTTCGAATCCAACCTCACCCACCAAATTATCCAGTATTCTAGAACAGACTGGAGAGACCTCGCAAGACTATCAGAGGGGAATGCTTGCTAATATCGGATTGCTTACCTCAATAAGCGCAATGGGCTAAACCGATAAGGTGTAAAGAATAAGAACTTGCCGAAAGGCATACGACTTGCCGAAAGGCATACGAAGCAGACCCAGTGGTCGGTAGAAATGGCAGGGCATGAGCCCATGCGCTCTGGGTGTAGAAATACCCGACCAATTAATTCACTGGCTTGTAGCTCAATGGTAGAGTAGGCGCTTGATAGGCGTTTGACGAGGGTTCGATTCCCTACTGGCCAACCATTTCATTTCCAGTATAGCATGGTGCTGCGGTTAACCGGTTCCGCTAAGTTTGTTCGAATCAAACACTGGAAGCCAATTCATTGGGAGATCGTCTAAAGGTAGGACGCAGGATTTTGATTCCTGCTATCTAGGTTCGAATCCTAGTCTCCCAGCCAATTGAACCCTTAACTCAGTGGTTAGAGTAGCGGGCTTTTAATCCGTCTGTCCTGGGTTCGAATCCCAGAGGGTTCTCCAAATATGGTTCCATCGACTATCGGTTAGGTCAGGTCCCTTTCAAGGATCAGAGGCGGGTTCGACTCCCGCT